TGTAAAATTCTAACTTAGGATTTGGGGAAGTACCGCCGCCGTTTGATATTCTTAAAACAGGGCTTGTAGAGCTTTTAATATCTAGTAAGGCGCCAGGTGAGGCAGTCCCGATACCGACGTTTTCTGAAGAATCCAAAGTGATTCCTCTATCGCTAACCACGCCGCCTCCTCCGTTTTGGATTTGTAACTTGTTAGTCGGGTTGTCTAGGATTATTTGAGCATAATTATCGTCATCCGTATCTCCGAGAGCTAATTGAACGTAACTAGTAGTGGCCGAGGTTACTGCTATGGCCGTGTTTTCTGTTCCTTTAACTTGAAACCGTCTACTAGGTGAAGTAGTCCCGATACCGACGTTGCCAGCGTCTGTAATACGCATACGCTCTGTCTGCGAATCAATAGCAGCAGCTGAAGCCTTGAATGCAATACCGCCGTAACCACCCAGCTCAAGAACATTTGATGCCCCACGTTGAAGAGCTACGTTTGCATTAGAAAACTCAAGTTGGTTTCCGACTGTATTTAAGCGGATGTTGCCAAGCACCTCCAGCTTTTCGGCAGGAGATGTGACACCGATACCGACGTTACCGCCTGACAGAGTAAATTCTCGCGTGTCAGCGTCCCTCCCTATAGAAAAGGTATCTCCAGAGTAAACGCCCATATCATAAGAACCAGACCCAGACTGACCCAAACGTATTTGAGCTTCGTTTGTAGAGTTCAGTACATGTAGCTTTTTAGCTGGAGCAGTAGTTCCAATACCAACGTTACCCCCGTAAGGATTTAACGCTAAGCCATAATAAATTTCTGATGTTTGTCTCCTTTGTTGTATTAACCCCACGCCGCTGCCAAGAGATGCAAAATAAGTCCCATAACCCGTATCAGAATTTGATACTAAAAGAGATGCAGAAGATACTGTTGCGCCATTCAGCGTAGGTGTGGTGTTGGGGCCAGATATAACTGCTTTTTGGCTGGGTGAAGTAGTCCCGATACCGACGTTAGTGGCATTGAAATAGCTTATGTCTTTACCAATGGTTAATACTGTTGTGCCCGAATTAGCCGTAGTGCTGCCGTAATTGAATTTGGCGATTGTTTGGTTAGTGTTGCTGTTCGCTGACTGAACATACAAAACTGTATTACCAGCGCTGTCTCTAGTTATCAAAGAGTAGTCCGTAGTGCTTTCTGCTCTAACACCCTTAGTTAGGGCTATTCCATTTACATCTAACTTCTGAGCTGGTGAAGTAGTCCCGATACCGACTCTACTGTTAGCGATGTCGATGTAAGCTGTGTCTGTAGCCGTAGCCACCCCGTCTGCATTCCCTGCCCAGATGTTACCAGTGGCAATGTTCGGGACGTCGTTAGCTCTCCCAGCACCCATGATGATCCCAGAGATCTTGTTCCCCGATGTGTTTACCTTGATGATAATACCGAGGTTCTGGATAGCATTAGCCCCCGTAGGCTTCGTAGTAGTCCACCCACCAGACTCTCCGAGATACACCGTCTGACCCTCTGTGTAGATAGAGGCGTCAGGTACGTCTACATTGTTGATAAAGCCGAGGGCTATCGCCAAACCCTCAGCATCGTCAGCGAGGTCTTCATTAAGCACGAAGTGTGCTGGGTAGTTCGTAGCCGCATCAGCAGCAATAACCTCTGCAAGGTTCCCGACAGATCCAGTAACGTGTACAGGAGTACCCTTAGTAAGAGGCCCACCACTGACGTTCTTTACATCTTCTGCAATCGTCTTCGGGTAGGCAAACGTAACAGTTGCCGCACCGTTAGTAGTAAGAACCTGACCGTCTTCACCGTCGGCAGCAGGGAGCGTATACGCGCTCCACTTCGTGTCGTAGCTAGTAGCACTATTTTTTTGAAGAAACTGATTTTCTGTTCCACCAGCAACAAATCCAGGACCCGCTGCACCAGTTTCTCCAGTATCACCCTTAGGCCCTTTTTCAGTAACAATAAAACTTGGTGCGGATGGAACTGCGACAGATACGGTAGTAACTGTCTGAGATAGACTTACAGTATTACCGCCCGAAACAGAAACATCTACCGTGTTGCCTTGGGATGTCGATACACTTACACTCATCTTTTTGCACTGCTAGTAATCTTAGTAACGTCTTCATTAATTACAAAAGCTCCACGCAAAACGGTCGTGTGCGTGTCAACTCCAGATGTTGTAGGTAAAATATATTGAAGATCATATACATGACGACCCGCAGGCACATTACGCATAGTAGCAGCGGTAGCTTTAATAGTGACATTTCCGCTATCATCGACAACAAAAGGCTCAAAATAAGCCCCTCCAGGAATCTCTGGAGTGCCAAGGTCTACACCCTTAAGACCCTTTTCTGTAGTAGCAATAAGAGGGCTTGTAGATCTTTTAGCCGTGGGCCACACCTGCATAACAAAGGAGTAATTAGATGTTGCAAGCGTCAGTCCAGTGCCAGTGGAATCCTTGAGAGTTAGGGTGAGCTCAAATGTGTCTCCTTGACGGCACGTAATATCCAGAACTTCTGATACGTCTAAGTTTACTTTATTGGCCATTTTGCATATTCATTAAAACATTTCTCATAGGATTGCCATCATCTCCTTGTAACTCTGTTCTCTGCCCCTTTCTTTGAGAGATAAGCTTTGACTGCTCTACAGCCTGTTTTTTAACCCTTTCATCCTTTCGATCCTCTTTAAGAACCTCAAGCTTTTCTTTAAAGTCCTCTTCAGTTTCTTTAAATCCAAGAGTAGCCTTAGCACGAATGGTTTCAATCTCCTTATTGAATTCGTGTCTCATTGCCGCCATCTGTGCCTCAAGTTGAGCTTTAAGTTGCATTTTCTGAGCTTCAATTTGTGCTTCAGCTTGCATTTTTTGACCCTCAATTTGAAGCTGCATTGCTTGAGCTTGCTGCGCCATTTGAGCCTGCATTTGTTGTTGCTGCGCAGCCATTCTCTGCGCTTGTTCAAACTTCTTTTTTCTTCTAACAATTAGAAGTCTTTCTGCTTGATTTATATCTTTAAGCTCTCTAATAGCCATGGCATCCTCAAGATCAATCTCCTTTTGTCCAAGAGAGATTTGTATTGCTTGCTCTAGGTATGCTTGATCTTTATCATCCATATCCTTTTGAACCTGTACACCAAAATTGTACATAGGAAGCCTAGAGAAGCTAGTAAGAACACTCATGTTGGTTTGACCAATAGCATTTCTATAAACCTCCATAATAACAGAATCTTCTGGCAAAATCTGCAAACACTTGACGATATCATTACAAACATTCTTGTAAAGAATCATCGAAGCATTTGTGATGTCATATGTTGCATTATTAGATGCGGCAATAGCTTGCTCACGCACCCCCACCAAGGCTTCTGACTTTGGAGTACTAGCATCTACAACTTCATTAATGCCTGTAGTGTCACGTATCATTCTGAGATAGTGGTTATACAAACCAATAAGCTCATTAATGTTTCTAATACTATTTCCAATCTCACGGATTGGGGGGTTTTGAAAGCCTCCCTCTGGGTTTTTACTTCTATAGTAAAAAACACCAGTTTGTTCATAAATGTCGTGCAGGTCCAATGGCTGCAACTCACCACCCTTTCCAAGCTGCACATTTTCCAACCCTTCAATGTCAATAATCAAGCCATCTGGTTTAGCCTTAGCGATAGCTTGTTGAATCTTAAGGTGAGTTAACTGAAGCATGTCTGCAAACCCGATACAACTTGATACCATTGATTTTGGCATCATGTCAGTAAGATTTGTTGCTACAACAGAATAAGACATTCTTGCCTTACTAATGTCGTAGATGTTTTTGGGCACATTGTGCATTCTGCCATACCCAAATAGATAATCAGTGCCAAGGATAAAATAACCCTTATACACATTTACGATCTCCATTTTATATGGCTTGCGCTCAAAAACACTGCCTGCTTTTTCTTTATAGTCAAATCCTTCGTAAAAGAAATTTCTATTCCCAAACCTATTTTCCTTCTCCTCAAAGTACATACAGTCTGTCGACAAAAACTCAAATTCCAAAACATCAACAGAGTACTCATCGTATTCATAAATGTTTTTTCCTATGGTGCTGTCATACGCCTGACCATTTACGCTTCGCCCAGAAACCTGTTTAACGATTTTTTGAAAATCTTCTTCTTCAAGTTCACCACTAGCAATTCTTTTTAGCTCCTGGATCGGCATGGTTCTAATGTGCCCAGCATAAGTAATATCTTCAAAGCTTGGGTCATTGGTTTCACTATGAATAAAATCCTTTGGATCTACATAGTGAGTCTTAATACCGTAGTTGGGGTCATTTGATCTTTTAACTACGGCCATTCCGTTAGTAGCCAGATCATTTACGCATCTTCTAAAGATGTTGTCGTCAAAATTATTCCACGACAATGTCATATCTGTTGCCACTTGAGCAGCAATCTCAGCATCACTTTTGACATTCTCACCAATAAAAATTTCAGCTTCAGCTTCATTGTCTGGAATCATCTCTGGGTCCATGCCAATTGTAGCCCCAGTCTTCTCCTTAAATGCCATAAGCTGTTTCTTGAGAGCTACTTGTATTTCAATCCTTTTCTTGTCTCTATTCTTTTCAGAAGAAGACAATGGATCTACAGCCTCAAGGTTCGGGTATAGATTTCTACCAAGGATTTTATTTACTACAATTCTGACAAACTTTGGAAGAATTGGAACTGGAGTAAAATCAAGATTCATCAAACTTCCATCACCAGAATTTGGGTCAAGATTGTTTAAGAGTCTTTTGTAAATAGTAGTATCCTGTACGCCATTTGCGTATTCTTTGTTCCTTTTAAATAGATTATACCGTTTTGAGAACAAAGAAGAACTGTCGGTTCTCTTGCCCCACTGAGACTCAATAGCCTTAGCATATTTTAATCCATACGCTCTGCTCTCTTTTTCTTCCTGAGGAGCAAGCGGGTCTGGAAAATTTTTTTTTCCGCTATATTGTTTCATTTACAAGAGAGTATATGTTGCAAATATAAGGAATTAGCCGATGACTTTATATCTCCTAAAAAATCGCCTCTCATCAAAGTTGTCGACCTTTTTCTTTTTAACCTTTTGAGCGGCGAGAAGAGCCAAGCCAGAACTAATTGTTAAGTCAAACTTTGTTCTATTGTCTATCTTATATCCTATCCAATCCTCAAGAGTTTCATTAAAATACATTTTACCCATCTCAGCCGTTTCATGATTGGCCCCAACATGATTATGAATGTAAGATTCAATTGCATGAGCATGAGCCTGAATGACATCTTGAGAGTTTGATGGGATACCCTTGGTCTTCACTTTTACCTTAGCTGTACTGCTGCTTAAATGTTGAGGTCGATCCATTAAGTATCCATCGTAACCCCTTGATTCAAAGTATCTTGCAATGCCGTACTTATTGTTTTCAATTAAGATGGGGTACCCATAAAATACAGCTGCCATTAATACGTCTTCATAAAAGATCTTTGCTAATGGCGGCCTAGAGGCATACTCTACAACAAACATGTTTGATGGATATTCCATATGAAATTTGTTGTATAAATGTAAGGCGCCCTTAGATCCTCTTCCATCTACAGTGGCGTCTAGGTCATAAGAGTCAACACCTCCGCATCCAATGTCTGAGTTTGGAGCAACTCGCTTCCCTCTAACTATTTCTTTTTTATTTCGAAATTCAGGCGGAGGCATCCACGCCACCTTGAATCTTCCATTTGGATCTGGGCTAAAAACAACTTCCGTATCGCTCACGCCGCCCTTCCATACAAAATTTCCAACAACAACTGGGTTGGGAAATAGCTCATCATTGTATTGTATCTGTTCATATATTTTTCCAATATTGAACAAACTCCCATCAATGCTATCCCTAAAGGCCTCGTCTTCTGTAAATGGAAATTGACGAGTAACCTCATTTAACTCTGATGGATCATGCTTCAAACTCTGTCTTTCATTTTTAAGATAAGTTTTAGCACCAATCAAAATATCTTCTCCATCAAGGCCATCAATAGTTTCTTTAGGGTCTTCAACTACTGGGTTTCCAAATTTGTCAAAAAAACCTTCTAAAGCGTGAAATGATGGAATGAAAATCCTATATAGTCCCGTTCTGGTTCGTCCATTCGCGTTCCTCTCGTTCGGATCTGAATCCTTCCACAATTCCTTGTACTCCCTCCCACCCTTGTCCATCGGATTTACGGTGCTTCCTACGAGGGCTTTTCCCACGATTTTTCTTCCGACGATCAAACAGGTCCGCTGAATCCTCCAAGCGTCCCTTATGTCTGTAGGTTTTTCCCATTTTCCAGCTTCATCTAGGTACAGCAAATGTAGCTTCTCGCCATCATATGCGTTGTTAGTTGTGTTCTTCCAGTTTATAACCGTATTAAGAGCTTCGCCCGTCTGCGCAGTCTTATTTTTCTTCGTGATTCTCTTACTCGGCTCGCGAAAAGCCAGCTCCATGCGTGGGTTAGTGGTACCATCTTGTATTGGTTTAAAGAAGAAAGGGTAGTGGCGGAACATATATACCACCTTCTTCATGAATATATTTTCTTGTGCGTCCTTACCAGTCTTGGACTGGATACCTAGGAGCTTGTCTTTGACCTGCGTAGCTTCATCTAGAAGCACAGCGGAGCAGATATTAGTATATCCGCTACGCCTGCACTTCGTATAGAGCTGGCCTATACAGCGCGGATCCGCCTCACACGCAGCTAAATGTAAGAAAATTTCTCTTTGGAAGTTCAAGAAGCTCGGATAGCCCACATCTAAACGAGTCCATTGAAGCATCATGTAGTGCCTACCCGTAATATATGTAGGGACACCATTGTTGTAAAACCAAAAGCCTTCACGCCTACGGCGAAACTCTTCTTCGATATACGGAGAAAACTTTTGTCGAAACTCCCTTGGCATCTCCCCCCACTCATCCATAGAACGAATCCTAGACAACTCTTGAGGCATAGTTCGCCTCTCCCACAACTGCAAATCGTTTGACTTTCCATATCCCTCAATCTCCTTTTCGGGAGGCTGAGCGGGAAGTACAATGAGTAGCCCACTGAGTTCAATAACCTCACCTTGCGTACCGTTGGGACAAATTGCAATAGCATGCTCATTGTAGTTATCGACCCTGACCAGCATAGGATTTAGAATAAAATTTAGAGGCCTTGTTCTTGGACTGTTTGGTCTTAGCGTGAACCCCCTTTCTTCTAATTTTTTTCTTTTGAATTTTAACTTCTAGCTTTTTCATTTTAA